GCCTTGGGCCCAGCCTTAGGCGCCACCCCGGGCCCGATCGCCGGGCCCCATCCATCCATCCCATCCCATCCCATGACCACAACCAACGACCCGCCCCGTATCGTTCAGATCTGCCGTGTGGAAAATGTGAACGCCGAAATCCTGCTGGCATTGGGCAACGGCGGCCTGGTGTACGAATCGGTATGGGATAGCGACCGCCAGCGTTACCACTGGGTCAACTGCTACGACCCCTTGCCCGCCAAGCCATGACCCAGCCTGATACCAATGCGTTGGCCCGACTCCGTTCCGACCTGCTCGATGCCATGTGGCTGTCGTTCCCGACTGCCCTCAGCATTGGGCAACTGCGCTCCCATGCGTTGGCCACACGTTCCGTTCAGGACGAGATCACGTTCGACGCAACGCTCAAGGCACAGCTCAAAGCGTTGGCCCAGAGCAAGCTGGTTCGGATCACCCAGGCCAGGTACCTGCTGACAGATGCTGGTCGTCGAGACCGGCAACAGGCAGCCAGGTTCCTAGGCAACAGACACAACCCACCACCAGAGGCAGCATGACCCAGTCCCGCATTGGGCAATTCGACCAAGCAGCAGAGACCATCGGCCACGACCGGACCGAGGACTACGGGGACCCAGCCCTGAGCCTTATCCGGATCGCCAAGATGTGGAGCCTCATCGTTGGGGCGCCCATCACAGCCCAACAGGTGGCCCACATGATGATCGCCCTCAAGATCAACCGACTACAGCAGACACCGGACCACCTGGATTCGTACATCGACATCGTTGGGTACGCCAGGTGTGCGGTGTTGTGTGGTCCCACCAAGGTGGAGGACTAGGCCAGTGGCATTTGGCAAAAGCAACTACATGCTGCAGCGACAAGAACTACGGCAAGCCGTGGTTGGTTTAGGTTTAACCAGGACCGAGGACCCCGGGTCCAAGCTGTATCGGGGCACCGTTAGCTTTGGTTCAGCTCGGCCCATGACTGAGCTGATCCGTGCTACATCCAAGGCTGAGGCCATCAAGTTTGCGACCAATCGTTACCCAACTGCAACCAACATCGAGATCCAAGATGACAAACCCCGCCGCTGATCTACCCGCTGGTGTGTACCCGATTTCCACACCACCCGTCAAGGCCGACGCCAACAACAAGGGCGACGTGCTGTGGTTCTCGCCTGAGCACGGCTGGTACAAGGGCTGGTTCGCCCTCAAGCATTGGAAAGGGACCAGTCATTGGGCAAGGGTTCCTGATGAACCGCAGGTGCCAACTGTCGCCGACGTCGTGGCTGAACGTGACGCCGCCTTCAAGCGTTGGCTGGATCAGTTCCCTACCCAGCTGGACCCCACTGCTGTGGCCTTGTTGAGATCAGGGTTCGACGGTGGTTACACCTACCGTGGCCAGCCTTAGCGACCAGCTAGCACTGGAGCGGGAGATGCTGCAGATCGGGGCCGACACCTTCTCATCTCGCATGGTGCGTAATCGTGCGCACAAGATGGAGAGCTTGTCGAAACACGGTGATCTGATTGCTGCTGCTGGTGTCGACAAGATCGTCGCTGACCTACGTCGGCACCGCAACAACATGCGCGACGGCAAGGCTGGCCGTGGCTATGCACACATGGGGCCCTTGCTGCAGCTGTCACCCCACAAGGTGGCAGCAGTGGCGATGCGGGTGACGTTGGATCAACTGAGCCAGGTACCTAAGCACCATGCGTTGGCCATGATCCTGGCTGATCGGCTGTGGCTGGAGACCATGCTGGCCCGTGCGTCCGAGTACGAGCTGAAGGTCCACAACAAGCAGCGGGCTGGGTTCGAGCACAAGAAGGCGGACGCCATGCGCATGAAGAACTCAGAGATCTGGACGCCACAAGAGCGGCTCAGCGTCGGCGTGTTCCTCATCCACCTGGTTGAGCTGCACACCGGGCTGATCCAGGTCTGCGTTGAGCGTGGCCCCATGCGCAGCATCAAGACCGTGCGTGCAACCCAGGCTGCACTGGACTGGGTGCGGAACGCTGAGGACCAGCAGCGCCTGCTGTGCCCCTTTGCGTTGCCGACCATCGTCCCACCTCGGGACTGGTCGGACCCAATGACCGGTGGGTACTGGACCGAAGGCTTGCCCGGCAACGTGTTGATCAAGCACAATGCCGAGCTGGTCGCAGCCCAGGCCACAGGTGACGAGACCTTCATAGTGGCTGCGAACCTGCAACAAACCGTGGGCTGGAAGGTCAACCGCTGGATGCTGGAGCAAGTCAGCCATGCGTGGGACAAGGGGCTGCGGATAGGCAGCTTGATGTCCCGCTTGCCCCATGAGATCCCGCCGTACCCCAAGCACTTGGCCGACGACGACCCAGGTGTACTTGAGTGGAAGATGGTGGCCCGCACCTTGCATCAACGCAATGACCGGGAGAACTCCAAGCGCATGGTGACCGCCAAGCAGCTATGGGTTGCACGTCGCATGGCACGGGAACAGGTGTTGTATTTCCCGGTGCAGTTGGACTTCCGGGGTCGGTACTACTACCGGCCTGGGTACATGCAGCCCCAAGCGAACGACGTGGGTCGGTCGTTGCTGGTGTTTGCCAACGGGACGCCGATCACAAGCGACGCTGAGGCTGATTGGTTGCGCATCCATGGGGCCAACACCTATGGGCACAGCAAGCTGAGCTGGGCCAGCCGGATCGCTTGGGTGCATGAGCACCAGGAGCAGATCGAGGCAGTGGGCCAGGAGCCTTGGAACCACCAAGAGTTCTGGGCCAGCGCCAAGGACCCGTGGCAATTCCTTGCGTTCTGCCGGGCGTATCAACAGTTCAGCGCCCACGGGTACGGCTGGGTGTGCGACCAGCCAGTGGTGCTGGATTGCACGTGCTCCGGCATCCAGCACTATGCGGCGCTGCTTCGGTCCGAGGACATGGCAGCCCTCGTCAACCTGACCAGCAGCGACACGCCCCAGGACATCTACCGCACCGTGCTGGACCATGTGCTGGCTGAGCTACGGACCGATGCCGCGGCCGGCAATAGCCATGCCGCCAAGTGGCTGCAGCTGTCGCCTGATCGCACCTTGGCCAAGCCGGTGGTGATGACCTTGCCGTACTCAGCGACCAGGCTCACCGTCGTTGACCAGTGCTGCGCTTGGGCCCGGGAGCGGGCGATGGATACGGTCGGCCGTGACTCCTGGCCGTTCAAGCGTGGGGCCATGGTCAGCCACCACTACATGGCCACGATCCTGTACCGGCACACGTCGAACCACATCGGCCCAGCGAAAGCAGCGATGACGTGGTTCAAGAAGGTCGGCCATGCAGCAGGCAAGCTCGGGCTGGCCCTCCAGTGGCACAGCCCATCAGGCCTACTGGTGTCCCAGGAGTACTGGGATTACACCGGTGTCCGGATCCGCCTGTACCACATGTCGTCGGTACCCATGGAGCTGATGACCCACCATCAACCAACCGAGCTCAACCCCAAGCGGATGGCCAACGGGCTTAGCCCCAACGTCATCCATAGCCTTGACGCCAGCCACATGGCAGCCGTCACGATCGAGGCGTTCGCAGCTGGTGTCCGCAATCTCGGCGGCATCCATGACTGCTTTGCCACGACGCCAGCAGAGATGGCCACACTGCGGACCTGCATCCGTAGTACCTTTGCTGGCATGTACTCAAGGGACTGGTTCACGCCCATCGCCGATGAGCTTGTGGCCCAGCTACCCCCAGCAGTACAGGCCAAGATCCCGCCACGCCCAGTGCTGGGTGGGTTCAACCCCCAACTTGTAAACAACGCCGATTACTTCGTCTCATGAACAACGTTCAGTACGTGGAAAAGCTGAAGCTCACCACTCCCAAAGCAACCTTCAAGTATCCCAAGCTCATCGAGGCTGAGACCAAGTTCAACCCCGAGGGTGTGTACAAGGTGACTGCCATCGTCCCGGCGGCTGACGCCGGCGACATGGCGGACCAGCTCGATGCGTTGCTCGAAGCGCACAAAGCCAGCCTCAAGGCGCAGTCACCGACCACCAAGTTCAAGTTGGTGGACCCGAGCTTCGGGTTCGAGGAGGTGGACGGTGAGCCAGCCTTTGTCATCACCGCCAAGATGAAAGCCAAAGGGGTCAGCCGTGACGGTCGCTCCTGGTCTGCTGCCCCTGCCCTGTTTGATGCCAAGGGTGGTGCCGTCAAGGACCGTGAGTCCCTGCGTGGCATGTGGTCCGGGACCACTGGCCGTGTGTCGTTCGAGGCCTGCCCCTTCTACCAGCCCGGCATCGGGGTCGGCTTGTCGATGCGGCTGAAAGCGGTACAGATCATCGACCTGGTGGAATCCGGTGGAACAGCAGACGCCTTCGGGTTTCAAGAAGAAGCCGGCTGGGCGGCAACGTCGGTCGAGGGCCCGGTCCCGTTCGACTCAACCGGAACAGCGTCCGACGAGGGTTTCGACTTCTAGTCGGTTTCGATCGGGCTTCGAGGCATCGGTCGCAGCCAGCCTGAACCATCGGGGGCTGGCGTTTGAGTACGAATCGGTGCCCCTGACGTACGTGTTGACGTCGGTCTACACCCCTGACTTTGTGCTGCCGAACGGGGTGATCGTCGAGACCAAGGGGTTGTTTGATTCCGATGACAGGCGCAAAATGCTGGCCGTCAAGGCACAGCACCCAGCCCTAGACATCAGGCTCTGTTTCCAGAAAGCGGACGTCAAGCTGAGTCGAGCGCCCCGGTCGATCACGTATGCGCAGTGGGCCAAGCGCCACGGGTTCGCCTGGTGCGAAGGCAACATCCCAACCACATGGACCGATGTCATCCAAGTTCCTGAAGCATGAGGCCTGCCCCAAATGCGAATCCAAAAACAACCTGGCCCGCTACGACGACGGTCACGCAACCTGCTTCGGATGCGGGTACCAGGAGCAGCCCAAGACCGACAAGCCCGAACCCCGCATGGAGCCACTGCCACCACCCGTAACGCCGATCCTTGAGTTCGTCCAAGCTCGGGCTATGCCGAAGCGTGGGTTGACCGAGGAGACCTGCGCCCTGTTCGGCTACGGGTCCGCCACCCACAACGGGACACCGGTCCAAGTGGCGCCGTACCGAAACCAGGCTGGCAAGGTGGTGGCCCAGCACATACGCACCGCCGACAAGCGGTTCCGCTGGCTGGGGGACAGCACCAACCTGCAGCTATGGGGCCAGCACCTCTGGCGACAGGGCCACGGTGGCGGCACAGGCCTGTTCGTCACCGTGACCGAAGGGGAGATCGACGCCATGTCGGTGTCCCAGGTGCAAGGCAACAAGTACCCGGTGGTGTCGCTGCCGAACGGGGCCCAATCCGCCAAGAAGTACCTGGCTGCCAACGCCGCCTGGTTGTCGCAGTTCGCACGCATCGTGCTGTGCTTCGACTCCGATGAGCCCGGCATCAAGGCAGCTGACGACTGCCTCGCTGTGCTGCCACTGGGCAAGGTGGCCGTGTGCCAGCTGCCCCGTAAAGACGCCAACGAGATGCTGCTCGCCGGTGAAGGGGATGCCCTGCGGGACCTGCTCTGGAAGGCGACACCCACCAGGCCCGACGGCATCGTCAATGCCAACGACCTGTGGGCGGAGCTCATCAAGCCCAGCACCGACTCAGCTTGCCCGTACCCCTGGCCACAGCTGGACGCCATGACCCGTGGCTTCAGACGTGGCGAGATGGTCACCCTGTGTGCCGGGTCCGGCGTCGGCAAGTCCAGCATCTGCCGGGAGTGGGCGCACCATTTCCTGCGGGCTGGGCTCCGGGTCGGGTACATCGCCTTGGAGGAGAGCACCAAGCGCACGATGCAGGGGATCGTCGGCATCGAGCTCAACAAACCCATCCACCTTGACCCCAACGCTGCAGATGAAACTGAAATCCGAGAGGGCTTTGACCGTGTCTTTGGGACTGGCCGTTGCTTTTTGTATGACCACTTCGGATCGATGGATCCCGATCATCTCATCAGCAAGATCAGGTATCTCGCAGATGCTGAGGGGGTGGACGTCGTCGTCCTTGACCACCTCACCATCGTCATCTCTGGACTCTCGGATCTCGACGAGAGACGAGCGATCGACGTGACCTGCACCAAGCTGCGCCAAGTGGTGGAACAGACCGGCATCGGGCTGGTCATGGTGTCACACCTCAAGCGACCAGAGGGCCGCGGCCACGAGGAAGGGGCCCAGGTCAGCCTTGGCCATCTGCGGGGTAGCCAGGCAATCGCCCAGCTTTCTGATATGGTGATCGGCGCAGAGCGCAATCAGCAGGGCAACGCTGCTGAACGCAACGAGCTGCAGTTACGGGTCCTGAAGAACCGGTTCTCTGGTGCAACAGGGCCATGCGACAAGCTGGTGTATAACCAAGACACCGGTCGGTTGATTGTACCTATGTCCCATTACTTCGGAACATGAAGCGACTTCTATTACTGCTGGCCATGCTCGCCGCACCAGCCCAGGCCAGGACGGTGACGGCAACGGTGTATGACGGCTGGTATCACGGTCGCCCCGA